GAAGTTTGAAACGATTCGTGATGCTCGTGACTTCATCAAGAAGTATGATGAGGTACAAAACTTCAAGGTCTATGGCAACTCAAGTTTTGAATATGCCTTCATTGCAGACACACAAAGAGGTATGATCGATTGGAGTATCGATGATATAAACATTGCAATCATCGACATTGAGGTTGGTTCTGAGAATGGTTTTCCGAATCCAGATGAAGCAACAGAACCAATCACAGCAATTGCTATTCGCCGTTTGAATGGTGATACAAAAGTTTATGGTTGTGGTGAATACAACAACACACATGAGAATGTCGAATACATTCATTGTCAAGATGAATATACTTTGTGTCGCAACTTTATCACCGATTGGGAACTGAATTGTCCTGATGTGATTACAGGTTGGAATACAAAGTTCTTTGATATACCATATCTCTACAATCGATTCAATCGTATTCTCGGTGAAGACATGACAAAGAAACTTTCACCGTGGGGTGTGTTATCAGCCAAAACAAAAGTATTGAAAGGTCGACAACAGACATTCTATCAAATCGGCGGCATTGCCTCTCTTGACTATATCGAATTGTATAAATGGTATGCGCCAGGTGGTAAGTCACAAGAATCATATCGCCTTGACAATATCGCCAATGTTGAACTTGGTGAATCAAAAATATCTTATGATGAATTTGACAATCTACACCAACTCTACAAACTCAATTATCAAAAGTTTATTGACTATAACATCAAAGACGTAGAACTGATTGTCAAACTTGAGAATAAATTAAAGTTACTTGAACTGGCTCTGACTCTTGCCTATGATACAAAGTGTAACTATGAAGATGTGTTTGCACAGACAAGAATGTGGGACTCTCTGATCTATTCTTATTTGCTTGAAAAGAAGATTGTTGTACCACCAAAAGTCATCAAAGAAAAGACCGAGGCATTCGAAGGTGCCTATGTCAAAGAGCCTCAGGTTGGTAAACATGACTGGGTTGCATCGTTTGATTTGAACTCTCTGTATCCACACCTTTTAATACAATACAATATCTCACCAGAGACCATCGTGGAACCACAGGATTACACACCAGAGATGCGGGAAGTAATTACACAAGGTGTGACGGTGGAAAAGTTGCTGGATCGCAAGGTGAACTTGAGCAGGATTTCAAATGTTACGATAACGCCAAATGGCCAATTCTTTCGAACTGATAAACAAGGCTTCATTCCAAAGATGATGGAAGAAATGTATGAAGATCGAAAGAAGTTTAAGAAGTTAATGATCAAGGCACAACAAGATTATCAGATTGAGAATGATCCTGCTAAGAAAAGAGAACTTGAAAATCTCATTGCGAGATACAATAATCTACAGTTGGCAAAGAAAGTGTCATTGAATTCTGCCTATGGTGCAATGGGTTCACAATACTTTCGTTTCTATGATTTACGAATGGCTCTTGGTGTTACCACCGCAGGTCAGTTATCGATTCGTTGGATTGAAAGAAAGATCAATCTCTACATGAACAAGATACTGAAAACTGAGAATGTAGATTACGTCATTGCATCAGATACAGATTCAATTTATCTGCGACTTGGTGAACTGGTAAACTCTGTCTTCAAAGAGATTGATGCAAAGAAAGCAATTGACTTCATGGACAAAGTATGTGAAGACAAGATTCAACCATACATTGACAAGTCATATCAAGAACTGGCTGATTATGTTCATGCCTTTGCACAGAAGATGCAGATGAAACGTGAAGGTCTTTCCGATAAAGGTTTATGGACTGCCAAGAAGCGATACATTCTGAACGTGTATAATAACGAAGGTGTTGCCTACAAAGAACCAAAACTCAAAGTGATGGGTCTTGAGATGATCAAGTCATCGACACCTTCTGCCATTCGTGATAAGATGACGGCAGTTACAAAGGTTATGCTGACTGGCACAGAGGCAGATGTTCAGAAGTTTATTGCAGAGTTTCGTGAAGAATTCAAGTCATTACCACCAGAAGAAATATCTTTTCCAAGAGGTCTGAATGGCTTGATGACATACTCTGATCCTGTTTCATTGTATAAGAAAGGCACACCAATTCATGTCAAAGGTGCCATTCTTTACAATCACTTTTTGAAACAATACAATCTGTCAAATAAATATCCTCTCATTCAAGAAGGCGAGAAGTTAAAATTTACCTATCTGAAGATGCCAAACCCATTTAAAGACATGGTCATTTCTTATCCTGGTCGCATACCAAAAGAATTTAACTTGAGTGAGTATATTGATTATGATACACAATTCGAAAAGGCATTTCTAGAACCTGTTAAAGTCATACTTGATTGTATGGGTTGGCAGGCCGAACAAACAAGCACGTTGGAGAGTTTCTTTGGATAATGAAGCAACAGTAGTTCCACTTTTTGGTATACCTGTATTCAATACAAAAATTGGTGAAGCAACGAAAGAAGAATGTGAATTCGTAAAGAGTGTAAGTTATGAACGAATGAATGTCAAAAATGGTTGGTATTCAGACGACAAATATATACTCGACAAGCCTGAACTTGCAAATCTAAAATCTAGAATCATGGCAGGTCTTGAGTTGTTTACCCGTAAAGTTTTGCATGTAAGACAAGGTATTGATTTCTACATGACAAACTCTTGGTCTGTTAAACACGATAAAGGAGATTGGGGTCAGTCACACATTCATACAAACTGTTTGCTATCAGGTGTTTATTATTTGCAGACAGATGAAAAGAGTGGTATGATTCGTTTTCGCAAAGAAACGAATTGGACAAATTTATTTCCACTCTCAGCAGACCTTGAGTTTGATGACTTCAATACATTCAATTCAAGAGCCTGGTCGTTTCAACCAGAGAATGGTATGTTGTTTTTCTTTCCTTCTCATTTACTCCATTCAATTGATGATAACGAATCTGAGAATCAACGATACTCACTTGCATTTAATTTCTATGCAAGAGGCAAGTTAGGCACAAAAGAATTCGAACTAGAACTCAAATGACACAAGCCATTCTACCATTTATTACGGCGATTGCTCTTTCTGCGATTGCTGCATTCTACTCTGTCATTGGTCTTGCACAAATCTTTCCTGGTTCGTTCTGGCCAATTGTCATCATGGGTTCTGTTCTTGAGATCGCAAAGTTGGTAACAGTTTCTTGGCTATATAACAATTGGAATGTTACTGTGCGAGCAATGCGTTACTATTTTGTAATCGCCATTGTGTTTCTCATGATGATCACTTCAATGGGTATCTTTGGTTATCTTTCAAAGGCACACCTGACAACAAACATTACAGTTGGTGCCAATGCGGTTCAAATACAAATCATTGAATCGCAAGAAAAAATTGCAAAAGAACGATTGGCCTATCTACTGAAAAAAGCAGGCGATGATCCAGAAAAAATTGCAAGAAGTACCGACCGTGCAATTCAATCCGCACAGGCAGAACTTAAAAGATTATCTGAAGAAAAGTTACCACTACTCAAAGAAGAAAATGCTTTACTTGCTGAAGTAGGACCAATCAAATATATTGCCGAAGCAATATACGATAAAGAGGATCCAGATTTCATAGATAAGGCTGTAAGAGTGGTGATAATCGTTATTATTATTGTGTTTGATCCACTTGCAATTCTATTGCTGATTGCGGCAAATCAAAGTTTCCGTGGTCTTAAAAAAGAAGAAGAACAAATAGAAGAAGAACCGAAAAAAAAGGCAAATAGAAAACGAAAGCTTGACAATGTATCGACCGTTAGTGTAGAATCATTCGTTGATGATAAACACCAAATGGTACCGAAAAACAAAATTACTACCCTTGATGGAGGTTCGTTCTAATGAGTTTGCTTGATAAACTAAAGAAGAATACTACAATTAAAGATTCTTCTGTTCTTTCTAAATCTAAGTTCTTCACAGACAAAGATGTGATACCAACAGATGTGCCAATGATTAACGTGGCACTTTCTGGTCGTCTTGATGGTGGTCTTGTACCTGGTTTGACAATGTTGGCGGGTCCATCGAAACACTTCAAGACAGCATTTGCTTTGTTGATGGCTTCTGCCTATCAGAAAAAGTATCCTGATGCAGTCATTCTCTATTATGATTCAGAGTTTGGCACACCACAGAAATACTTTGAGACATTCAACATCGATATGGATCGTGTTCTTCATACACCAATTACTGACGTTGAACAGTTGAAACATGACATTGTAAATCAATTGTTGTCGATTGAAAAG